AGTTGGAAAGAAGAGAAACTTGGGAAGAATTGGTAACAAGAAACATGAACATGCACATCAAGAAATACCCACACATCGCAGGTGAAATTGTGGACGTATACAAGTATGTGTATGATAAAAAAGTATTACCTTCAATGAGGTCAATGCAATTTGGTGGTAAACCAATTGAGATTTCTCCAAACAGAATCTACAACTGTGCTTACCTTCCTATTGACCACTTGGACGCATTCTCAGAAACAATGTTCTTGTTGTTGGGTGGAACTGGTGTTGGATACTCAGTTCAAAAACATCACGTAGAGAAACTTCCTGAAATTAGAAAACCTAACCCAAATAGAACAAGAAGATTCTTGGTTGGTGATTCTATTGAAGGTTGGGCTGACGCAATTAAAGTATTAATGAAATCTTACTTTGGCGAGAACTTGTCAACACCTGAATTTGATTTTTCAGATGTTAGACCAAAAGGGGCTCAACTTGTAACATCAGGTGGTAAAGCACCGGGTCCTCAACCATTGAAAGATTGTATCCACAAATTGAAAGGTATGTTGGATGCTAAAGAAGATGGTGAAAAATTATCACCGATTGAAGTACACGATATGGTATGTCACATTGCAGATGCAGTTCTTGCAGGTGGTATTCGTAGAGCGGCTTTGATATCATTGTTCTCAGCTGATGACAACGATATGATTGCTTGTAAGTCAGGTGCTTGGTGGGAAACAAACCCACAAAGAGGTAGAGCTAACAACTCAGCGGCTTTGGTTAGACACAAAATCACAAAAGATTTCTTTATGGATTTGTGGAAAAGAGTTGAAGCATCGGGAGCTGGTGAACCTGGTATCTACTTCACAAACGATAAAGATTGGGGAACAAACCCATGTTGTGAAATTGCATTGAGACCAAATCAATTCTGTAACTTGTGTGAGGTAAATGTTTCTGACATTGAATCACAAGAGGATTTGAACAACCGTGTTAAAGCTGCGGCTTTTATCGGGACACTTCAAGCAGGTTACACTGATTTCCATTACTTGAGAGATATTTGGAAACGTACAACTGAAAAAGAAGCGTTGATTGGTGTATCTATGACAGGTATCGGTTCAGGTGTTGTATTGGGTTACAATATGAAAGAAGCTGCTAAACTTGTTAAAGAAGAAAACGCAAGAGTTGCTGAGTTGATTGGTGTTAACAAGTCGGCTCGTACAACTACTGTAAAACCTGCTGGGACAACATCTCTGACATTGGGAACATCTTCAGGTATCCACGCATGGCACAACGATTACTACATCCGTAGAGTCCGTGTTGGTAAGAATGAGGCAATTTACCAATACTTGTCTATCTACCACCCTGAGTTGGTTGAAGATGAATTCTTCCGTCCACACGATACCGCTGTTATTTCGGTTCCACAAAAATCTCCTGAAGGGGCTATTTTGAGAACAGAATCTCCATTCCAATTGTTAGACCGTGTTAAGAAAATTACACAAGAGTGGGTAAGACCTGGTCACAGAAGTGGTTCTAACACACACAACGTATCGGCAACAATCAGTTTGAAAAATGAAGATTGGGAATTGGCTGGTGAGTGGATGTGGGAAAACCGTGACTTTTACAATGGTTTATCAGTATTACCTTACGATGGTGGAAGTTACATTCAAGCACCATTTGAAGATTGTACAAAAGAAGAGTACGAAAGATTATTCGCTAAACTTCATACAATTGACTTATCAAAAGTGGTTGAATTACAAGACAACACAGATTTGAGTGGTGAGTTGGCATGTGCTGGTGGAGCTTGTGAAATTAAATAAAGAAGATATAAAAACATCTATTGAGGGGGGAAGTGAACAACTTTCCCCTTCTTCTTTTTATATTGAAAACGGAAAATATGTTTTTACTAAAGAATTCCATTTAAGTCGAGGACATTGTTGTGGTTCAGGTTGTAGACACTGTCCTTTTTTTCCTGCTCACAAAAAAGGAAACACAACTATATTTATAGACAATGGCTAATGGTAAAACATATGGTTTAAGTTTCCCCTTTGTTGATTCTTTCAACGGAAAGTATTTGGACTTAACGGATTATGCTGCTGAGGAAATCAGAAGTAACTTAATTCATTTATTATTAACGAGAAAAGGGTCAAGATATTTTTTACCTGATTTTGGTACAAGATTGTACGAATACATCTTTGAACCATTGGATGGACCTACATTTAGAAATATAGAATCTGAAATTAGAGATTCTGTTGAGAAGTTCATGCCTCAATTACAATTAACAAACATTTCAATTACGGCACCAACAACTGAGGCCGCTGGTGAGACTGTAACCACTGCAGGAAATGTTGTAAATCCCGAATTAACCTTACCAAATCAGAACGTATCTGAATATACCGCAAAAGTAAGAATTGATTATTCTATCAGTAATGATGTTTTCAATTCGAAAGATTTTGTTATTATCAATATTTAACATAAATGGCTCAAAGAAAAATTTCATACACGGTAAGAGATTTCCAAGCAATTCGTCAGGAACTTATCAATTATACGAGAACGTATTATCCAGAATTAATTGACAACTTCAATGACGCTTCGGTTTTTTCTGTGTTTTTGGATTTGAACGCAGCCGTTGCAGATAATTTACATTATCATATTGATAGAAGTATTCAAGAAACTGTTCTTCAATACGCACAACAACGTTCATCAATCTATAACATCGCAAGAACTTATGGGTTAAAAATTCCTGGTCAGAGACCATCAGTTGCCTTGGTTGACTTTTCAATTACAGTACCGGCATTTGGTGATAAAGAAGATGAAAGATATTTGGGTATCTTAAGACGTGGTAGTCAGGTTAACGGTGCGGGACAAGTATTTGAAACAATCTACGATATAAATTTTGCATCACCATTTAACCAAGATGGTTTTCCAAATAGATTAAAGATACCAAATTTTGATGCTAATAATAACCTTATTAATTACACAATCACAAAAAGAGAAACTGTAGTTAATGGTATTACAAAGGTATTCAAAAGAGTTATTACACCAAATGATGTAAGACCTTTTTTTGAATTTTTCTTACCTGAAAAAAATGTTTTGGGTATTACATCCATTATTCAGAGAGAAGGTACTGCGTATTCAAACGTACCAACATCTCAAGAATTCTTAAGTCCAAATGGAAGATGGTATGAAGTACAAGCCTTAGCTGAAGACAGAGTGTTTATTGCCGACCCATCAAAACCATCTGATGACCCAGCGATTAAAGTTGGAACCTATATTCAAACACAAGATAGATTTATCACTGAATACACACCTGAAGGTTTTATGAAGATTACTTTCGGTGGAGGAACCAATACTGCTGAAGACCAATTAAGACAATTCACAACTTTGGATGTTCCTTTGAAAATTCAAAGATATCAAAACAACTCAATGTCATTGGGTAATACACCACAAGCAAATACCACAATGTTTATCCAATATAGAATTGGTGGTGGTTTAGCGACAAACTTGGGTGTAAACACAATTACACAAATTGGGGCTGTTGATTTTTCAGTTGTAGGTCCATCTGACATATTAAACAACCAAGTTATCAATTCATTAACTTGTAATAACGTAACAGCCGCAATTGGTGGTGCGGGTTATCCATCAACTGAAGAAGTTAGAAATTATGTAACATTTAACTTTGCAGCTCAAAACAGAGCGGTAACGATTCATGATTATGAAGCAATTATCAGAAACATGCCTGGTGAGTTTGGTGCACCTGCCAAAGTATCAATTACCGAAAATAATAACAAGATTAATGTTCAGGTTTTATCATATGATGCGAGTGGTAACTTAACATCAGATGTTTCACAAACCTTGAAACAAAACTTAGCTGATTACTTATCTAATTACCGAATGATTAATGATTATGTTACCATTGGTAGTGCTCAGGTTATTGACTTGGGTGTTGAAGTTTCAATCGTGTTAGATTCTACACAAAACTCAGGGGTTGTAATTTCAAATGTCATTGACAGAGTAACAACATTCTTTAGTCCTGCTGTAAGAGGATTAGGTGAGAATATTGTTCTTTCAGAATTAAGTAGACTTATCCAAGCAGAAAATGGTGTTGTCAGTTTGACGGACATTTCAATTTACGGAAAAGTTGGTGGACAATATAGTTCAGCACAAACATCGATGCCATACTCAGATGAAGCGACAAAGAAAATATCTTTAACAGATAACACAATATTTGCCGAACCAAGTCAAATCTACCAAATAAGGTTCCCATCTAAAGATATCGTAGTAAGAGTTAAGAATTATCAGACAACTACATTTAGTTGATGATTTATTTTATATTATCCCTTCTTATTATTTAGAAAATAGTGCATAAACTATTTATCAATAAAAGAACAGGATGCCTGAAACAATTAGATTAAAAACACAGGTCGGGGTCGACAGAGAAATTAGTATTCAGTTAGACCAAGATTTCGAACAACTTGAAATACTTTCGTTAAAAGTAAGGTCGGAAGACGTTTACACAAGAATGTGTGCCGATTATGGTGTGGTGGTTGGTCGTGTGGTTGCCAATGGGGGTTATGGAGTTCCAAATGTTAAGGTTTCGGTATTTGTTCCATTAACAGATGATGATGCCAATAATGATATTATATCAACACTTTACCCTTACACATCATTAACAGATGTAAATGAAGACGGTTACAGATATAATTTATTACCTTATGACCAACAACACACAGGTCATATACCAACAGGAACTTTTCCTACAAGAAATGATGTGTTAACAAATCCAGCCGTTATTGAAGTATATGACAAGTATTATAAGTTTTCGGTAAAAACAAACGGAAGTGGTGACTATATGATTATGGGGGTTCCTGTTGGTGCTCACACTTTAGTTATGGATTGTGATTTATCGGACATCGGTCCTTTTTCACAATCACCACAAGATTTAATCCGAATGGGTAGGGCAAGTGCTGACCAATTAGATGGAGTTAACTTTAAGTCATCTACAAATTTATATTCATTACCACAAATTGTTAATATTAATCAAAGTGTTAATGTTAATCCATTTTGGGGTCAACCTGAAGTTTGTCAAATTAATATCGCAAGAAATGACTTTGATTTAAGGGGTGTTGGAATTAATATCCAACCAAGTGCAATATTCATGGGTTCTTTAGTTACAGGTATCGATGATGAGGCGGTTGAGAAGAATTGTAAACCACCAAGAGATATGGGTAATCTTTGTAATTTATCTGTAGGGCCTGGTGAAATTATTAGTGTTAGACAAACAATATATCAAGATACTCAAGGAAGACCAATATTAGAACAAGGTACATTACCACAAGGGGGTAAAGTTATTGATGGTGATGGTACTTGGGTTTTAGATGTTCCTATGAATTTGAATTATGTTGTTACCAATGAATTTGGTGAACAAGTATTCAGTCAAGACCCAACAGTTGGTATTCCAACAAAAGGAAAATATAGATTCAAAATAAAATACACTCAACCAACAAATTTTGAAAGTGAGGAAATTAGAAGAGGTTATTTCTTGGTTCCCAATGTAAAAGAATATGGGTGGGTGGATGCTGATAATGACCCGGCATATATTGTAAACACAGGTGACACCAACTATCAAAAGTTTATAGGTTCATATTATTTTGGAACTAATTGGAGTGGGTATACAAATCAAGCCGACGCGATTGCGTGTAAAGATACGTTCTATGAAATGGACTATAATAAAGTTTACACGGTATCTCAACATTACGACCAATATAAGAAAGGTTTTAACAGGTCTAAATTTGTTGGTATTAAAGAAATCACAGATTCTTCATGTGCCAGTGAAAATAATAAATACCCTGCAACTGACGGTGTTCAAAGTTTTGACTTCTTTGTGTTTTTATTAAACATATTTTTACCAATAAATTATTATATTTTATTGGCGCTTATACCTATTTTACATGTATTAGCTTTTATTTGGCCTTTATTTAGAATCTTATTTACATTTGTTTATGGTGTTATTGCTTGGATTATTTATGGAATTTGTAAGGTTGTCGATGCAATTCCTGGAATTAGTCTTGACTGTCAACAACCACCATCTTTTGGTGAGATTTTTGACAATATTGGTGAACCATTCAAAAAGATAACATTACCAAATATAAGTTACCCTGAATGTCAATTGTGTGATTGTGGTGGTAGTGAAGAAACAGGAAATAATCCTACAACGCAAGAAATTGAGAAAACTTCATCATCCGATGTTGTTTCACCAAATGCAGATTTTTTCACATCAACAAATTGGATAACAGGTGATGAGACATTCCAAATCACATTAGCGGGTACAGGTTTTAATAATGCTACATTAAAGACACCTGTTTATCAACCAAAAAATAGTGGTTATAGTTTTATTAATAATTTACCTATTTGGGAAACAGTAAATAACTTTAACTTAAAATCAAAATATTTTGATTCTGATGTTTATCCCGGTTCAAACAGAATAAAAGTTGTTGTTGAACCAACATTGAACGGAACAAATCCTAATTTATTTCACTACGATAATATTATGGTTTTATTTGTTGACCCAGGTATTTCATCAAATTTAACTTCAGGTCAATTATTAAGTTTCCAACAACCACAACTTTCAAATGACCCTAACCCTAAGGCGGTTTCAACAGGTAATACAACAGGTATTACAGGAACAACTAAACAAGGTCAAACAATTCAAGTTAGTTATGCTGACCCAACAACACAGACCTTAAAAACCGTTAATTATGTGTTGAGTGGCGTGTCAAGTGCACAGACAACTAATTACAAATTCTCGAGTGATATTGAATACTTCCAAGTAATTACAGGAACAACGTATGATGAGTTTGTTTCAAATAATTCAAATTCATTATCATCAAGTTTATTAAATCAAATTTCAGAACAAATAACCTTTTTCAAAGACCAAGGTAACGATGTAGGTACAGATAGTTATGGTAATTATTTAGAAAATTGGGCAGGTGGAAGTTTAGGTATGATATTTTTGGTAAGAGGTGTTGACCCAAGTAGTGGTCGAAAGAAAATTAAATATGACTTATCAAGAATTTTTGGATACAGTGGATGGAACAACAAGACTGTTACAGGTGATTTCTTTTTGAACGTTCCTGTACAACCTGGTTTGAAGAATGTTAGACATAATGAATTTACTGATAATACTCAAAACCAATCAGGTTATTTGTATTATCCATCATATACATTTACGGCAGGAACTCAATATTCGGCATATACGACAAATTTACAACAATATTATTCGTCTTTAGACCAAACACAGATTAATGTTTTCAAACCTACATCAGATGTTAATACATTATTAACTAGTTCAATGGTTAGTGTCGGTTCTTCAGGAGAATTGTTGGCTAAACAATTCACACCAAATGGGGTTGGATATAAAGGAAGTGAATATATTGAAGGTGGTTCTTATATCTATTATAAACCATATGCAACTGTAACACCTTTTAATGGTGATAATAATAATGGTATGTTACCAGCAATTTATTTCGCGCCAAAATATCCTGCGAAAAATTTGACAATGTATAGTCAAAGATTGGTAATGAGAAGTGATAGATTACCAATTGGTTCACAACCACAAACAATTGAAAATAATAATTATGCTGGTCAAGCGTCTAATAATTTAGTATATGTAACCATTACTGATAATGGTAATTCAGCAATTACGGGAAGTGCCTCAGGTGCTGGTGGAATTAACCCAACAAACAATCCTGATGTAACTACAGGTGGTACAATTAATAAAGTAATTGATTCTTTCTCATGTGCTGGTATGGTTGACTTATCATGTTACACAAATCAAAATGGTGAGTTTATTGTATTACCAAGTACTAATGAATGTAATAATAATGCTGGTGGTGTAATTGTAAAAAATGGTTGTTATGTTTTAGTAAACACTCCTATATTAACATTAGTTAGTGATTGGTCTTCTCTTTACGAATGGTTACAAAGATTCAGAATGAATTTTGCTATTTGTAGAGGTGTGTTATCACATACCTTTGTAAACTCTTGGGTTAACGGTTCATTGTTTGCGTTCCCTTTCACATCCAAAGTATTCTTTGATTCAAATAATAGACCGTATAATAGACAGGTATCAACAAATTTAATTACGGGTGACAAAAACGTTAATTATTTATATTGTGGCGACCTTTTAGTGTTTGAACCAACATCAAGTAATTTTTACTATCGTTCAAGTCCATATAACGGAACTAATTTTGTTGGTGGAAGAGCGTCAACATCTTTCTCACAACCAGTAAATACTAAAAACATTTTATTCCCAACAACATTATTGGATATGGGTCCTAAATATGTTTGGCAGAGTGAGGTAAATAAAGACCCTAATTATTTTGGATACCAAATGAATCGATTCAATTCAACTTCTTGGAGTGACGATTCTAATTTATTACAACTTTTTGTTGTTTCAAGATTGGTTAATCAAAGTTTCTTACAAAGTCTTACAAGTGCTATTTTTGGTACGGGTACAGTCAATGCTTTGTTTAGTAGAAGTGAAGACAGGGTTGATGGTGATTTCGCACAAATGTTACAAATCAATTCACAATATGGTATTGTACCATTTACGGCAGAAAATTATCCCGATGACCCAAATGTTACTGGTGACAACCCAATTTATGTTGGTGGTGATAAGACTGGTGGTCCTGTATTTGGTGTGTTTTATAGTGGTTATAGTGAAAATAGAGATTTAATATCGCCAAGAAGAATAGATAGAACGTTTACAGGTACTACATTAATTGCTGATTACTTGGGAACCAAATCACAAGAAGTTCCTTTTTACAAATGGACTAATACTGCGTGGACAAAAGGAGAACCAACCATTTTTGGTAGTCAAGATAATGAGTGGTATACATATGGTGGTAATCCAATCGTTGATAGTAAAAAATACCAAGAATTGGATAGAAGGTTACAACCTTATTTCCAAGGTAATAATAACTTGATACAAAATGCTTATGGATATATCTACCAAAGGAACCCTGATGGTACTTATAATAAAGTACCAACAAAACCAACAAATGAACGCACATTAACAAGTGCACCGTGGTATTTTTACTTTGGATTAAAAAGAGGTAAAACAGCGATGGATAAATTCGTACAACAATATTTAGGAACCGAACCAAATGTCTAAAAGTAATTTTGTGGTTATAAAACCTGACTTAAGATATAAGTCAGCACCAAATACCGATATTAGTTTGCAGGCAGAATTATTGCAAACCCAATCTGAGGTAATCGATTATGACAGAACAGTATCCTTAAATCTTGTTACGGTATTTGATGGTGAAAGACAAAAATCAACATCGTTCAGACCAACGATTAAAATATCATACATTTATGAGAATAACTTAGTTGGTTTTACTAACTATAATATTTTCAGAGATAATCTTTATTACATCAATCCTGAAAAATCGGTGACCAATGGTATATGGAGTGGATTACCGACTTATCAAGAATTTGAATTTATCAGAACTGATGTTGATAACAAACAACTTTCATTTGAGGCCAAAAGTGCTTCATCGTACAATTGGAGTATTGTTATGACATATCCGTATGAAAATGACTACACAGTTCCAATGCAATACTATTTTACAAACGGAACAAGTTTGAATCCTTGGTTATCTGGTGATGGAATACCATTTTCAATTACACAAGGTTCTGACAATGGTTTTCCTGTAATTCAATGTACTTGTCCTGTATCACATGGTTTAACGGTAGGTGAGTGGGTTGAGTTATCATTTAGTTATGACACAAACAATTTGTTTCAAGTTTATAGTTTAGGAAACGGAGCCCTTGGTTCAGATACCAACATCTTCAATCTATCAAATATTGGATACACTGGTTCAACCTTTAATACAGGAAATCAAGGTGTGTTTAAGAGAATTGTTAATATTAATAATTCAGGTGAAACCAAATCAAGATATTATGTAAGAATCCACAAGGTTATTACTGACCCCCACGATTCAATCATCACCAATAACGGATTTGAATTAAACCCATTCCAAGACCTGGGTTTTTATCAGTTTTCATCATTAACACCAAATAAGATTGGTAGGGTTACGAACTTCCAAAGTTCAAAGACATATAATGTTACCATGGCTCGTGATTTACAAATCAACAACCAATTGGATAACAATAAGAAGCCTGTAACACAAATTTTCGCATCATTCCAATTCAATGGATATATGGGATGGTTCAATCAATTAAGACGTGGTTGGAAATTCAATATGACGCCAGGTCAAACAAACCCTTGGTGGAGTCAAACAAATAATAATTCTTTGGAGAATGTTCAGACATCGGGGTATTCAAGAACTCAAAGTGGTGTAACATATGATTTCACAGTTAATCTACCAAGACGTAGTGGTGACACGATGTATGGTGATTGGTGTGAATGGAACGACATAGAACAGGTTGAGAGAGTTATTTCTCCATATATGAATAAGATGACGTATTATGGAAAAGCATTCAACACATCACCTGTAAACAACTCAAACCCTGACGGATATTATTATCAAACTCACAATCCAATAACATTAAAGGTATTTTCAGATTATACTGAAACTGCTGGTTCAACCTTTGTTGAGGGTGTACCAAATTACGCTTATTTCTCAAATAATTTGCAACAATGGATATGGAGAGATATATACTCATATGGATACATTGATAGTTTAGGAAGGGGGGTTGATTATCCTTTCTTAAATGAATCACACTATCCATTCACAAACATACCTTTCAGACTTTATCCTGAAGGTGCGTCATTTGACATAACTGACTTGTATCAGATTGTAGAACAACCGTTGATAGATGGATGCGAATAAGATAAGAGTTGTCTTTGACAACCAAGCAAAAGACATTGTTCTACCGTTGGAACAGATTTGGGATTTTGGTGGAAACCAAGAAGCGATTGAGGAGTATGAAACTTCCATCATTGAAAAGATTCTAAACAAAGGTGATGACTTTGAGGTTACACGATTTGACCATGCGGTTTATGACAATACAAAGACATCATTAAACTATGAATTTTATTTCAATCAGGGGGATGCAACATCACCATCTTGGATTAATTCATATTTGGCAAAGTTTACTGACAATCAAGTTTATTATTTTGAAAAACCTTTTACAAAATCTTTTTGGAAGATTGATTATTACGATAGTCCAACAACAAGAACACAAAAGGCTTACATTACAACCATACTTCCCGTTCAACAAGGATTGGTAACACCAGCCGTATTAAATAACACAACAACCGTTAGTATTAAAAAACCAAAATACAGTTTGGATTATATTGGTGATAAAGAAGGATTTTTTATTTATTGGTTAAAGAAAAGAGATTTCTTAAATATAAACACGTTTTATATGACCGCCAAGTTCTTTGATGCAAATACTGGTCAGTTCATTAAAATGATGAAAGTAAAACAAAGTGATTTGGGTGGAACAACAAGTTTCCCACCTGAAGAATATTTTTACTATAAAGTGGATTTGGATTACATAACACAAACTTTCAAAGTGTTTGATTATCCTGTTGGAAATAGAGTCGGTGGTGTAACAAACCCCATAAAATGGTATGAATACGTAAACCCATAATGGAAACACAAGTAATGAGAATCAGGGTGTCCCCTGAGGTATTAAAGACAATTATTCATGATGTCACTTATTCAGGTGAGACTTATGGTGTGTATTCATCTATGACCCAAACTTTAACGGGTAATACAAACTATACATCACTACTTACAGGACTTACCGTTCCAATTCTTTTGGTTCAGAACACCGTTGATTTGGGATACTATTCTACATTTGATGGTGCAATCTCACAACAAAATGTTGTAACCAATTTTATTTTTTCATCTACAACAACAAACCCTTATTTATGGAATGTATATAATACTGCCGATATTGAATTTAATTCATTCTTGGAGTTATCACAATACACGGTGGATTGGGGGGATGGTTCACCTATTGAACCAATTACATCTTATACTCCAAATTCTATCTCACACGTTTATGCCTCTATTCCAAAAGAATATACAATTACTTTATCACAATTTAATCCTTGGGGTAATACAAAGGTACAGAAAAAAATTCAAACACCATATGTTGATGTACCAAATTTTAATCCACAAGGAACCGCATACTTTACACCAAACACCGGTTCATGGTCTGCAACACCAATATCATATGATTATATATTCACGGGTGATGCTGTCAATTTAGTTGCTGACCAAGTATCATCGGCATATGTTACGGTACCATTTGTGGTTAGTGGATATACGGCATCAAGAATTACTGACTTGGCACAATACGGAGCGGTTAAGTATCCGTTATTAGTTCCCGTACAAAAAAATGGTGAAGATTATGGTATAATAACTGAAATGAATTTGGTGTATACTGCTTACACAATACAAAATGTGGACTATTATGATTATGCCAATGGGGACACAATTTATTTCATTCAATCATCAGGATTAACTGAAGATTGGATGGTTCAAGACCCATTAGTAAAAGATGAATTACTTTTAGGAATAATTTCTCAAGCAGAAGTACAATCAAATGTATTCATTGAACGAGGAAAAAACTCAGCCTATGAAAGAGTCCAAAGAATAGGTGAGGTAGACAACCTTGGGGACTTAATAAATTACGGATATCGTTTTTTTAATGTTACATAAAAAAATAAAAATAGTATTTATTGATATGAAAGTTTGTTCAATATGTGGTTTATCAAAAGAGCTTAATGAATTTAATAACCAAAAATTAGGTAAGTTTGGTAAAAGAAGTCATTGTAAGGTATGTCAATCTGAACAAAGAAAAAAATATAATAAAGAAAATAGAGAAAAGTTAACTGAGTATCAAAGAGAATATCGTAAACTAAATCCATTATATAATTCAGAGTATCAAAAAAATAGAAGGTTGGATGATATTAATTATAGATTAATGGGTAATATGAGAGCTAGAATATGTAATATCATTAAAAATAAAACTAAAAATACTTTTGATTGTTTAGGTATCGAAATTGAAGAATTTAGACAATATATTGAATCTAAATTTATTGAAGGTATGAGTTGGGAAAATTATGGTGAGTGGCAACTTGACCATATTATTCCGATATCAAGTGGTAAAAATGAAGAAGAAATATGTAACTTGAATTATTACACAAATTTAAGACCATTATGGAAATATGATAATCTGATAAAATCAAATAAAATGTTAATTAATTAAAAAAATATGGCAACTGGAACATACGGAACCATAAGACCGGCTGATGTATCACCCGAAGATGTACAAATCATCATGAACTACACTCCATCAAGAGATGTGACAAATGATTTTGTGTTAACACAATTGGATGCGACAGCTATTTTAAGACCATATTTCAATAATGCTGCCACAGGTGGTAATACAAATGAAATACTTGGTGGATTATATAATTTAAGATTACCAGCCGAAACATTTACCCAACTTGGTATATACACATTGTATATTAGACCAGCAGAAATTAGAACATCAATTACTGATTGTGGTGTTTTATCGGCACTTCCAAACGTAAAAGGTATTGTGATTGATTTATCAAACGTACCAAGTCAATTTGCAAATAAATTTATTGCTCAAGGACTTGTTGGATATAGAGTTGAATATCTAAATGCTGATGGTAGTAAAATACCAAATTTCTTTAGAATTGTGACATCAAACTTTTATTGTGAACCTGTTATTCAAAATTTAACAAACACACAACAAAAGGCGGTTAGATATAGATATACTGAAGGACAAACTAATTTGGTTTTCTGTACACTATCTCCAAGTTCATCACCAACAAACAAACCAAACGCAACACCATTTATTGGTCAACCAGCACAAAGTATTATTTTATCAAACACATATTTTAATCCTTTGACTTTAGAAGTACAAGTATCCCAATATGATATTGATACATTGGGTATTGCACTTTATGGTAACCAAACTAAATCAATGGAAGATGGTATCTACACAATCTACGATACACAAAATAATATCTACTCACAATTTAACTTGTACGAAATTAAAGATGACTTTAACAATCTTCTTTATGAAGTTAAGGAGAATAGAAATCAAAACATTGATTTCAGTAAGAGTTACACTAATATCACAGGACAATAATGGCTAAGAAGTACATCCCAATTGGCGCGTCAGGAGCACAAACACCATTTGATAATTTGGTGGGTAATCAGACTGTGCAAGGCGGTGGACTTACACAAGGTAACTTTGAATGGAGTTATGGTATATCTGAAAAGAACAATAGAAATTTCAACATTGGTGTTTTTCAATTACCTGTTTCATTAGAAGATTTGAATCTTGAATCTGTTAATCAGTCAAGAGAGTTAATAGCCAAGGAATATAGAGTTTATCCAAATTTTGATTTATCAAATGTCACAAACTTTACAATATTTGGTTCATTACAAAAAAGATTTGAGGTATCGGTTCAAAGAATAATTAATTTCTTTCCGGCAGGTATTGAAGTTGATGACTACTATTATGATTTCACATCAGGTGATACCGCAACTGGTATTACATATAACTCAGTTTCAAATGAAACAGAATTAACTATTGATGTTGCTAGAATTAAAAACCCATTCTCATTAGATTATTCTGTTAACTCTAAGATTAATTTACAGAATAGAGAGCAAGAATTTTCTCCATTAAGAGATTTAACAAATTCATATAGAAACTACTCATTAGTTGTTGATGATATCCCTTACCAAGTTATTGATTTAACACCATCAACTAGTTTATATAGTGGTGTAATAAAATTGGTGGTTATTGGTGACCCATTTAGTGGTGTAAGTACGACTGTTAAATCGTTAGTTATTCGACCAAATGATTATTATGTTGAAAAAGCCTTCTCTGAAAATTTTGATGAGGTCGAAAAATTCTTACTAAATAGATTAGCACAACCACCATATACTGCAACATTTAATGTTCCTGTCCAAACTGATGGTGGTGCTGTTGAATTACAAAATGCCACGGTTACTTGGCCAAAAGATGGTTTATGGAACTTAGATATTAGAACACCGTTATTTACGACTTATCTTGAAAAGTTAAACATAATTGGTGTTGATTTTGATGCATACAAAACAAACTTAATTGCCAGGTTTATGGTTACAGATTCTCTATTAGAATTTGATACGCCTGACCACAAAGTTGCTAAAGTATTACAAATTTACGGTAGAAGTTTTGACCAAATAAAAATATTCATAGACGCATTGGCGTATATGAACTCGGTTAACTACACACCTGGTAATGATATTCCGTCAATGTTATTGAAGAACTTGGCCGAAACATTAGGTTGGTCACCAAACATTTCGCCCATAACAAATGATGATTTCTTAAATTCTGTTTACGCTGCAACGGGTGTTACACAATATGCTGGATTCTCAAGAGAACTAACACCATCAGAATTAAATTATCAATTCTACAGAAATTTGATTCTTAACTCGGCTTATTTGTTTAAGTCAAAAGGTACAAGACGTTCAATTGAATTTACCTTGAGATTGGTGGGTGCTCCCGATGCCTTAGTTGAGTTTAATGAATATGTTTATGTTGCTGACCAAAGAATTAATATGAGAGAATTTAATACACAATTCGCTCAAATTACTGGTGGTACATATGTTGAAGATATAACATCATACAATTCGGGTGTTACATTCTCAATTTACGGAACTCAATATAGTGGATTTACATCATCAACAGAAACTTATTTAGTTACTGAAACAAGAGATAGTTATCCTGTGGATGAGTTTGGTTATCCACAAGCACCGGCAAATACTGAGAATTATTTCTTTGAAAAAGGTGCTGGTTGGTTTGAATCAACACCACAACACAGAAGCCCTGAAGTTGTAAATCAAACTTCATCTGTTTTTACAGGTAATAGTCCAAATATTCAAACAACATTACAACCATTTAGTTATGGTCAAGAATACTTCGACAGATTTAGAAATTTCCCATATATGAATTTGGGATTCAATTTGAAGTTGGTTCCTGATAATAAAAAAAGTTGGCAACCACCTGTATTCAGAGTGAGTACCCAATCAGGTTACAATGCGTATTATGTTGCACCATCAGATAATTTGGTGTTAAATGCTAAAAATGTTGATTTGTTCTTAAATCCTGGACAAGGTATTCTTTATAACATATGGTCCATGTCAAAAGATTATAACTACCCAATACCAAATAGTGGTATGACACCAACTTACCCAAGTTATGGTAGTTACGATTGGACATTTATCAATCCACAACCAAATAAGAAAACATTCTTTGAATTTGCCCAAACATTTGTTCAACAAACAATAAATGCAAGAACAAGATGGTATTCTTCCGATGGTAAAACAAGTGGATATCCTGATTTATTGAATATCTATTACAATTACTTGTTATCTGAAGAGAATGTTGGAATTCCTAATGATAATTTTACTTATCAGAAACTTATTGAGTATGTTGATGGATTGGGCCCATATTGGATTCGTTTGACACAACAAATGATTGCCGCTTCTACAATTTGGAATACTGGAACAAGATTAGAAAACTCACCACTCCAAAGACAAAAATTTGTTTATAGAAGACAAAGTGGTTGTCAATTGGTTCCTGTTACAAATGACCCATGTATTGCTCAAGGTCAATTATTTAGTTATGATTGTACTACTGAAAGTGCCTCATGTTCAATATATCCTTGGATTGGAAACCAAGTATCGGATGTTAGTTCTTTCTCACAAGTATTGTATACTGTTTTATATAACTACTTAAACTCACAAGGATATCAATTGTCACAATGTTTAACAGATACACTGTATTCACAGTGGTATGTTGATGTTAAAATTAATGGTTCCCAAGTAATTCAAAGTAAATTCTTTGAAGGTTATGGTACTTCACAAGTTCCAACCAATAATCAATGGAAAGCGGCATTGTTATTTAATTTATCTCAATTAATTAATGAAGGGTATTATTTCTATGTAAATGGAAATACCGTAACCGTATATAATTTAACTTGTGCTGGTACAACTGAAGTTACTACCTTACAAATAAACGTTGGTGTTAATATAGACATTACTTGCCAATAAATTAAAATTTAGTATTTAGAGATAATGGCATTAGTTAACGCATTTTTTAGAAACTGTTTTTCGGGTACAGGACCAGTCATTACCAAAACTTTTGAAATTGATAATACAGCTACTTGGACATTCAACCAAAGTTATGTTATCTATAGTGGTGATGGTGCTTGTTACTATTATTTTGGAACTGGTGGTTCATCACCAAAACAAACATTTTTAACACCATTGGCAACAAATGTTGCTGGTGCTTGTAATTCTGCCTCAGGATGTCCGTCTGTAAATACGGACATGTATCCAAATAATGTTTATTATACATTTTCGGCTTGTTGTGACGGTTCAACGTTTAGTTTCAGACGTGGTGATATTGAATTAGCTGATGATTATGTAAATGGTGCGGTATTTGCATTGTATTATAATGGAACCGGTGGAACATTAAATTTATGTGCAACAGTTATAACAGGATACACAGGTTCAACAATATATGTAGACCCAGCACCCACATTTTCATATGCGGTTTATCCTGATTGTTCAACATGTATTGGTGTTTTACCATGTGCGACAACACCTACACCAACACCTACACTGACCACGACTCCAACTGTAACACCTACAGTTACAATTACGCCTTCAACGACTCCAACACAAACGGTAACTCCTTCAAATTACCCAACTCCAACACCAACATTGAGTGGATTTGGAAATGGTAATGCGTTTGCTTATACTCTTAATATTACAGGTACTTGTGTATCATCATTGGGTGCCATTCAAATTACCGCTTCAGGTGGAACAACACCATATACCTTTGATTGGTATGACCCTGAATTGGGTGTGGGTTCATATAAAGATAGTTTACCTGCAGGTACTTACCACATCAGAGCCAATGATGCCACCGCACCTGTAAATAATGAGTTTTATATTACAGCAATCGTTGAAGATTATTTTGAGGTTGATTTTATTAACATCACAAATACAACATGTGGATTATACAATGGTAGTATGACCGTATCGGCAAGTTCAAGTAACTTGAATGTAAATTATTATTTATATAATAGTGGTAATTTAATTTCTTCACAATCAACAAATAATGGTATTGCGATTTTTGATTCATTATCCGCAGGAACTTATTCTGTAACGGCAATTAGTGATGGTGGATGTACCGCAACTACAGATACTTGTATTGTTTATTCTTCAAACACATTAGATTTTGGATTTTATATTGTAAATGATACTCAATGTGCTAGCCCAACAGGTAAAATTTTTGTTACAGGTGTAACAGGGAACGCACCATTTACATATTTGTGGAGTGATGGTACAACAGGTAGTTCAATCACAGGTTTAACTACAGGAACTTATACTTGTACAGTAACATCTGCAGATGGTTGTATTAAAACAGAATCGGCATTTATTGATTATGTACCATCAGTTGGTTTGGGTTCTTGGAGTGCTCAAACACCAACTTGTTTTACTTCTGACGGGGCTTTATTGTTAACGATTACCGGTGGAACAGGACCTTATTTTTATTCTGGTTCTAATGGAACATTTGTTGTCACATATTCACAAGAATATACATTTACTGGTTTATCTGCCGGTTTGTTTAGTGTGTTAATTACTGATGCTGCTCTTTGTAAGATACAATTTGACACATCAATACAAACACCAAATTCTTTTTATACCGTAGAAATTGATACTATAAACTCAACTTGTAGCGCTAATGACGGTCAAATACTTGTTTCGTTAATTGGGGGGTCAGTACCATATACATATACATTGGTAAAACCCGACTCTAACACCATTAGTATTACCACAAATTCAACGGTTCAAACATTTACTAATTTAACTAGTGGTGATTATACTATCTTCATTCAAGATGATAGTAGTTGTTCATATAGTCAAAATGTTACAATAATTGCGGAAAATTTATTTAGTGTTACGACTTATTATACAGGTGGAACTTGTAATAACAACGATGGTTCAATTAATTTAATATTATCATCGGGAGGCACAGCTCCTTATTTGTTTCAATTGAGTGACGGTTCATCAATTAATTCATCATCATTGAATGTTACTTTTAATTCTTTGAGTTCTGGTAATTACACATATTCTGTTACAGACTCTAACGGATGTACACAAACAGGTACGGTAACATTACCAATTTCATCAAGTGTTAATTTCTCCCTATACCCAACAAGTTGCGGTAGTGGTGACACTGGAACATTAACTGCTTTAATTACATCAGGTGAACCACCATTTACTTTCCTATGGTCAGATAATGTACCATTAAATCCACAAGACATATATGTTTCGGGTCTTACAGGTGGTACCTACTCTTTGACAATTACTGATAATAACTCTTGTGTACAAACAAGATACTCAACAATTAATTGTAATTCCGTACAAACAACTTATCAAATTTATACAATGTGTGAAACTGATTTTGTGTTTACATCAGGTACACAACGTGGAATTTTACAAATGTTAAATGAGGGATTTAATGATTTAACATCAGGTAATACTAATTGTGTTTTAAGTTCTGCTACATATGTTGCTGAAGCTGTTATTAGTGGTATTACATATCAACAATCATTTTATACTGGTACAACATTATTAGATATTCCTACTGACCAACAATGGTACGATACTGTTGAAACTTTACTATTAACAGTTCCCGGTGTTTCGTCAGTCACGGTGGACAATAATTCAAGTGTAATATCAATACAAACTGAGGGTGAATTAGCAAACCAACAAGTTGTTATAGATTTAATCATTCAATACGATATTAATTGTGAAACCTAATGTCAAGAATAGATATAACGTCCATAACAGGTACATCACCATTTGATGTTTATGTTTCAGATTATTACGGAAACAATAATACATTTATTGGAACTATTGGTACAAATGTACCACCGATAGAATATTTCTATTTACCAGCAATTTTTAATTATGCACCTGGAATTATGTTAATAATTAAAGATGCAAATAATTGTGAATTATCTAAATTTTTAGTTTGTAGAACTGGTTGTGCTTTTGAAATTGTGATAAACGACAACGTGTGTACGATTAACCTATCGATATTATCATAATATGTCAACAAGAATAACGATTGTCGCGGTTTCAGGAACACCACCTTTTTTATTCACTGTTTGTGATACAAACATGAATAATTGTACGTATTTGGGTTCTGCGAGTACATTAAGTACGGTTGTTCAATACTACTTACCACCTATTTTTGATGGTGCTAATGAGGTTATTCTTCAAGTTAGTGATGGTAACGGATGTTCAACATTCCACATTTTAGATTGTAGATACAATTGTTTCTTTGAGATTGATTTGTTACCCGTAAGTGCAACACCAAGGTCAACACCTACTTATACTCCAACACCAACACCAACTCAGACTCCAACTAATACACCAACCAATACTCAAACACCAACAGATGTTGTAACAGAGACTCCTACATCGACACCAACTCAAACTCCTACCGCAACATTTACACAAACACCAACTCAGACGCCAACTAATACTCAAACACCAACACCTACTTATACTCCAACAAATACTTATACTCCAACAAATACGGAAACTCCGACACCTACTTATACTCCAACAAATACGGAAACTCCAACACCTACTTATACTCCAACAAATACGCCAACGTTGACTTTAACGCCTAACAACTATTTATTACAAGAAGACGGATTCTACTTATTACAAGAGGATGGGTCTAAATTTATTATAACATAATATTATGCCAGATTTACCAATATCCCAATTACCCGAATTAACAGGAATGACATCAGATGCGGAGTTCGCAGTTTCCCAAAATGGTGTAACGTATAAAGTCAAGGCGGGAAACGCATCATCAGGAAATTTACATGGTGCTTTTCATTCGGAAGTAACTCAATATATTGTTTCAGCAAATACTGAGGTTGTAATGAGTGCATCAACCACAGATTATTCTGAAGGAATTACAATTTCTGATGGTGGTAACATTACAATATCATCAGGAGGGACATACAATTTACAATTTTCTTCCGTATTCAAAAAAATTCAAGGGGGGGCCATTGAATTCATTTCGGTTTGGCCAAAAATCAATGGAAATAACGTTCCTTGGTCAAACACTGATGTTACCATGGCAAATAATAATGAATTAATTGTTGCTGCATGGAATTTTGTTTTAGAATTAAATCCTGGTGATGTTATAACCCTTATGTGGAGTTCAACATCTACACAGATGCAAATGGTTGCAATTCCCCCACAAGTAAATCCCGATAGACCTGGAACACCTTCAGTGATAATAACAGTAACTCAAATATAAAAAATTCAAACTTTTTAATTAAAGTCCGGGATTGTTTGTATTTATAAGTAAAGTTTTTATAGATGGGTGTTTTATATAATATATATGTTGTCAATACAGATGTTAATTGTGTTAGTGATATAATCGAACAACAGATAAACATTACGGGATGTAACCAAAATGTTTTGGTCCAAATGACTGCTGGAAGTACGGCTTTAGGACCATTTGACATTTATACAGGTAATACTGGTACAACCGCTGTATATACAGGTGTTACAAGAACAGAATTAATTAATGGTGTGGTTTTGATATTAACCGACCCAGTGGCGTGTATAACACCAACACCATCAGTTACACCAAGTTTTACACCAACACCTACACTAACTCCAACCCCAAGTGCAACGGTTGGTTTAACTCCGACACCGACCCCAACACAAGAGACTACTCCAACAACAACACCTACACCAACATTAACGCCGACCCCAACATCGCCAGCATTCTTTGCATATGTTTTTGCTGAACCACAAGACAGTACTGATGATAATACATTATTGACTTGGGCATTATCAAACGGTGCAAATGAGTGGTATAGTTGGTATAGTGTTGGACCTCCAAATAATAGTGGTGGTAATTACAGTAATGATTTAGATGTATATGCACACCAACCATCATTTATTAGTGGTACTGGTGATTATATTTCACCATCATTACTTAAATGTAATATTGCTCAAACCCCTGGTGAGGTTATTAGTGGATTAACACAAAATCAATACACATTTGGAACAATCAATGTTCCTGTTTCAAATCTGAATACAAGTATACAATACTTCTATACAGTTTGGATTCCTCTTGCTGGTGTAGGTGGAGTCATAAACGACATGACAATTAATGTTGGAACCTATTTGGGTGGTAGCGATATCTATAATGGAATCGGAACAATTGTAGGATTAACAGGACTTAATGTGACAGTTACTTCAGGTGCTGCAATTCCTGCTGGTACATATAGAGTATTGTGGGTAACACCTCAATTCCTATTACCTTCTGTTCTTCCTGCTGGTGGTTCATACTACTTCAGAGGCGACATTAAAACATAAACAAAAAATATTTATAAAGAAATTGAATGGCATTCCCGTATAAAAATCCCACATCACTACAGAACTTAACCGCTCCTTATGGGGTAAGTAGAAATAGTACGCAAGGTACTACCTTCTCTATTTCTCAAGTTGGGGGGTATCAAGAAGTTTATTATCTTGAAAATTTAATATTAGACTTTAGTGGTACAGGTTATCAACAATTATCGGGAAATACAATTCCAATTCAAATCAATATTCAGCCAAATAGTGGTTTAACTTATACTACATTAACGTTAAATTCTGACAATATTTCATCAGGTCGTAGAAGATTGGGAATGTTGGCATATGTTCATGAAACAGATTTGGTATATCAATATGTTATTCCTAATTACGATGTTTTATGGTCTGGAGTAACAGGTTTGACAGGTTCATCTGCAATTACCCAACAAGACACTTATACTACTGTAAACGCTAGGTCCCAAGAAGGTATTGATTTTATTAGTGCTTGGACTGAAAATACGATTGAAGGTGTGTCTGGAGCGACTAAAGACAATGCGAGATGGAGAATCTTTCATGGTACAGACATTTATATCACTGGTGGTACTTACTATTCAGGTACCTCAACGTTAGATTTAGTTAATAACAATGGTGATACTGTAACGGTTACAGGATTTACAGCCCCAATAACAGGTGGAACTTTTAATAATGGTAATGGAACATTAACATTGGTTAGTGCTGATGGTAATGAAGTAGATATTACAGGTTTCACTAGTTCATTAAGTGTTAGTGACGGTATTACAACTGTTACTAATGTATCTGGAATGACCTTTAGTGGTGCAACACTGATTGATAATGGTAATGGAAATATTACGTTAGAAATTACGGGTTCTACAAGTGGTACAAGTGGTTCATCAGGAACTTCAGGTACATCAGGAACTAGCGGAACAAGTGGTTCATCAGGTACATCAGGAACTAGCGGAACAAGTGGTTCATCAGGAACATCAGGTTCTTCAGGAACAGATGGTACTAGTGGTTCTTCAGGAACGGATGGTACAAGCGGTTCTTCAGGAACATCAGGTTCAAGTGGTACATCAGGTTCAAGTGGTACTTCAGGTTCTTCAGGTTCTTCAGGAATAGACGGTACAAGTGGTTCTTCAGGAACAGACGGTACAAGTGGTTCTTCAGGAACAGATGGTACAAGTGGTTCTTCAGGGACTTCAGGTACTAGCGGTTCTTCAGGTACTAGCGGTTCTTCAGGTACTAGCGGTTCTTCAGGTTCAAGTGGAACATCAGGAACTAGTGGAACGGACGGTACAAGTGGTTCATCAGGAACTTCAGGTTCATCAGGTTCAAGTGGAACATCAGGAACTAGCGGTACAAGTGGTTCTTCAGGAACATCAGGAACTAGTGGAACTAGCGGTACTTCAGGAACTAGCGGTACTTCAGGTTCATCAGGAACTTCAGGTTCAAGTGGAACTTCAGGAACTAGCGGTACAAGTGGTTCATCAGGAACTTCAGGTTCAAGTGGAACTTCAGGAACTAGCGGTACAAGTGGTTCTTCAGGAACTAGTGGTACTTCAGGAACATCAGGAACTAGTGGTACTTCAGGAACATCAGGAACTAGTGGTACTTCAGGTTCATCAGGAACATCAGGTTCTAGTGGAACAAGTGGTTCTTCAGGAACTTCAGGAACTAGTGGTACTTCAGGAACATCAGGTTCTAGTGGTACTTCGGGCTCATCAGGTGTAAGTGGAGCGTCAGGAACTAGCGGTACTTCAGGTTCTTCAGGAACATCAGGAACTAGCGGTACAAATGGTTCATCAGGAACTAGCGGTACAAGTGGTTCATCAGGAACATCAGGTTCAAGTGGTACTTCAGGAACTAGCGGTACAAGTGGTTCATCAGGAACATCAGGTTCTTCAGGAACATCAGGAACTAGCGGTACTTCAGGAACATCAGGTTCAAGTGGAACTAGTGGTACAAGTGGTACAAGTGGTTCTTCAGGAACATCAGGTTCTTCAGGAACTTCAGGAACTAGCGGAACAAGTGGTTCATCAGGAACATCAGGTTCAA